AAGACTTTATCTGTTATTTCAGATACATTAGAGTCAATTAAAAAGCGCACAGGTAAAGATATAAATCTTTCTGAGCTATCTCTAGATGATCCAAAAGTTTATAAGATGCTCAGCGATGGATATACAAAGGGTGTGTTCCAGGCAGAAGCAACACCATATACTAATCTTTTAATTAAAATGGGCGTGGACAAATTTGAAGACTTGGTTGCATCAAATGCATTGGTTCGTCCAGGAGCTATGAATACTGTAGGTGCAGCATATATTAACCGTAAGCAGGGTAGAGAAGCTGTAGATTATAGCCACACTATTATGAAAGAGTTTACTGAAAACACATATGGTGTTATTATTTATCAAGAGCAGGTTATGCAGGCTTGCGTCCACTTAGGTGGCATGTCTTGGTCAGAGGCTGATAAGGTCCGCAAGATTATTGGAAAGAAGAAAGATGCAAAAGAATTTGACCAGTTCAAAGATCAATTTATTACTGGGGCTTCAAAGCACATTGCTGAGAAAAAGGCGACAGAACTTTGGCATGACTTTGAGGCTCATGCTGGTTATTCTTTCAACCGTTCCCATGCTGTTGCTTACTCTATGCTCAGTTATTATACAGCTTGGCTTAAGTCCTATTATCCTCTTGAGTTCATGTTTTCGATTCTTAAAAACGAAAATGACAAAGACGCAAGAACAGAATATTTAATTGAGTCAAAGCGATTAGGGCTCAAGGTTCTTTTACCACATGTTAATGAGTCACAACTCTATTTCTCATTGCAGGATAATGCAATTAGATTTGGTTTAGCTGAGGTAAAATTTATTTCAGATAGTATTGCCAATAAAATTATTGATCAACGTCCATTTACAAACTATACTGAGTTTATTGATAAGGCTTCTAAAAAAGGAAGCGGAATTAACAGTAGAGCGGTTGCAGCATTAAATGCAATTGGTGGAGCAGCGTTTGAAGATAATCCAAGAACTGGCAATGAAAAAGAAAATTACTACGAGTATCTTGGTATCCCAGCATTTAATTTAGAATCAATTCCTCCTAGAATTAAAGCACAGGCTAGACCAATCGAAGACTTTGATGATCTAGGTTCTTTCGTAATGTTCGGTATGGTTAAGAACATTAAGCGTGGTGCTGGCAAAGGCTGGGCAAGAGTAGAGTTGGTAGATGAGACTGGAACCATAGGTTTATTCCATCACGAAGATACTCCTATTGAAGTCAACCAGATGTATTTTATTCTTGTCGGAGATAACAGAATTGCAAGATACGTTAATGTAAAAGACATTAAGCCAAGCTCAACAGACTTATTTGTTGATTACTTGTATCGAAAAGAGTATGACCTTGCGGAAGACGAATATGTAGTGGTAAACTTTACTCCTTACAAAACAAAGGCTGGAAAGACTATGGCTCACATAGTATTGTCTGACAAGGATAAGAACCTAACAAGAGCTATTGTATTTTCTACTATGTATAAAATGGCTCTGGCTAAAATGCGAGAAGGAATGAAATGTAAGATAGTTCTATCTAAATTAGATGATGGAACATTAATGGTTAAGGAAATAAAATGAGCGAAGATATAGTTGCTTCTTTGAGTTTAAATAAAATTTTAGTAGCAATACTAGAAGAGTATGGTCAGCTTACAATTCCAACACTACGGTTTATGGATGCTGGTAAAGATGACAAAGAGTTGGTAATAGAATACGACGATAAAGATCTCGTATTTAAAATTAGTTTAAGAGGTAAGGCAGAAGATGGACTCGTTTCAAATGACGACTGAGTATGGACTAGATGCCCTCTCCGCAGTTTTGCATGAAACTGCTAGAGAAAAGGGATTCTGGGATGGAGAATATTCTCACGATAAGATTGGAAATAAATTAGCTTTAGTGCATTCAGAAGTTACTGAAGTATTAGAAGCAATTAGAAAGTCTAAGGGTAGCGAATATATTGTAGAAGAGATGGCAGACGTCATCATTCGACTACTTGATATATATGCAGCCATGAGAAATGAAGAGGCTGTTCTACATAGTTTAGATGAAGTCTTACAAAAGAAAATGGATATAAATAAAGAACGTCCAAGACTTCACGGCAATTTATTTTAATGATATACTAACAGAGAGAAGAAAGATAAATAATGAAAATTGTATTAGATGATATATTAGCTAAGCTAGACCCAAAGACAAGAGCACGAGTTCAATCAGCACAAAATGTTCAAGTCTTTAAGCAGCAAACACCAAGCATTGGACTTAACATGGCCCTAAAAGGTGGCCTTGGATATGGAAGACAAACTTTAGTTTGGGGCAATAAGTCTGCTGGTAAATCTTCTTTCTGTTTACAAATGATTGCGTTAGCCCAAAAAGACGGAAAGACCTGTGCATGGATTGATGCAGAAGATTCGTATGATCAAACTTGGGCTGAGTCTTTAGGCGTAGATTCAGCCGCTCTTATCCACTCTAAGGTTAAGACAGTAAATGATATGGTGGATGTATCCACAAAACTAATGGAGGCAGGAGTAGACGTTATTGTTGTTGATTCAATTTCAGCGTTACTACCAGCCATCTATTTTGAAAAAGATGGAAATGAATTAAAAGATTTGCAAGACACTAAGCAAATCGGTGCAGAAGCAAAGGACATGACACATGCAGTTAAGATGCTCAATTACGCAAACAAGAACACACTTCTTGTTCTTATTTCTCAGCAACGCAATCAATTTGGCAGTATGCATGCAAGTCATATTCCAACGGGTGGCATGGCGGTTAAATTTTTCTCGTCTACAGTCATCAAGCTTTGGTCTAGCGAAGCTGAGGCTAATGCTATTAAGGCTGGCATTAAAGTGGGAGATAAGATCATCGAACAGAGAGTTGGTAGACCAGTAAACTGGATTATTGATTATAATAAGTTGGGACCACCAAATCTATCTGGGCAGTATGATTTTTATTATCAGGGCGATAGCCTTGGAGTAGATAAGGTTGGAGAAACTTTAGACGTTGCAGAAATGTGTGGCGTAGTAGAAAAGGGTGGCGCATGGTATACAGTAAATGGAGAACGTTTTCAAGGACGTGCAAAGGCTGTAGCATATTTAAGGGAAAATCCAGATGTTGTAGACAGCTTAATCGGAGAAATAAATGCCAAACTTTAATGATTTTTTTGATAAGCCTGTTGAAAAAAAGTCATACGAAATAGAAGAGCTTCATGGCGTAAGACCATGTTCAAAATGTGATGAAGATGTTAAGGGTGCATTTTGGGATCCAATTGACCTAGTTATGTCTTGGAGATGCTCTAAGGGGCATGAGACAATATTTAAGGTTAGCTAATGTCAGAAAGATCTGAAGTTAAAAGAGATGGTGCAAAAGCTCAGAAAAATTCTGGGCGAGGGGACTATCAAAAGGGCGATGCACAGTGGAAGCAATTCCTTGTTGATTACAAAGAAGCAGGTAAATCTTTTACATTAAATAAAGATAACTGGGCAAAGATATGCACAGATACATTTAAAGTAAATAGAGATATGCATCCAGCACTTAAAATTATTATAGGTCAGGATTCCAAGGTTCGACTTGGAATTATTGAATGGGCAGTTCTAGAAGAGTTGATCCAGTTTTGGGAGGACAATCATGAGTGATAAGAATACACTTGAACTAATAAGCGATATTACAGAGTTCAATGATCTCCATGAGTTTATGAATGATGAGCATTTAGACAGGACTTTGGCGATTGTGGTAAAATTATTAATGAATCCTGATGTGCCTTCAGCTAAGGCCCCTCATTTAATTATGGAGCTACAAGCTATGTCAACTAAGTTTGCTGTAATGGCATCATACTATTCAACCATTGCAAAAGATAAAGCTGGAACCGCAAACAATAATAAAAAGAACGTGTATTATTCTGTGAAGGAGTCCATAGACAAACTTGTAGATGCACTTAAGTATGTCGTTAGGTATAACTCATAATGGGTAGAGATATTGTAAAGAACCTTAAATTTAAGAAACATTCTGGTAAGTTTTTCGATCCAGAACGCTTCGCACAATTGCTTGACGAGTCATATAGAAATACTAAAAGGGCAGATGGAGAGATGACAAAGAAGTCATTTAGCCCAAGTTCTATTGGATATGGTCATGGAACCTGCCCAAGATATTGGTATATGGCATTTAGTGGAGCAATGTTTATTGATGACAACGATGCGGTTGCAGTTGCTAATATGGCACAAGGAACTCAAGCTCATGAAAGACTACAAAATTTAATTAAAACAATGCCAGAGTGGAGAGCAGAAGAAGAAGAAATCATTAACGAGTATCCTCCCATTCGTGGTTTCATTGACTTGATTATGGAGTATGATGGAGAGACTGTTATTGGAGAAATTAAGACGGCAAAGCAAGAAGTTTGGGATACTCGTCAATCAGAGATGAAGTCATCTGCTAACCATATGCTTCAGCTATTAACATATATGAAGCTTAAGAATGCTAAAGAGGGATTCTTTCTTTATGAGAATAAGAACACCCAAGAGATTTTAATTATTCCAGTATCAATGAATGATAAGAATAAGAAGATTATTGAAGATGCATTTCTTTGGATGCAAGAAGTTTGGGATAACTTCCAAGATGGAGATCTTCCAATGAGACCAGCTGGGTCAACAAAGTCTAAGATGCCATGCACCTATTGCCCAGTTAAGAAGGAATGTTACAGCAAAGAGACACCACTAGGCACAGTTCAGATAGAGCTCTTTGAGGTTCCAAAGATATGATATGTTCTAATAAAGAATGTAGCAAAGACTTTGAGCCAAAAACACATAATCAAAAATATTGTTCTGACGAATGTTGCCGTGTTGCAACTAATCGCAGAATTATGGAAAAGTATTATGAGAAGAAGGCAATTAGAAATGGTGCGTTTAGACAATGCTCTAAATGTAAAACTAAATTAAGTAGATATAATCAAGGCAATCTATGCTCAACCTGTGAGAAAAAGGTAAATGTTACCAACAGAGGCAAACTATTAGGGATGATTAATGAAGTTAGCGGAACTGATAAAGACTAAAGCCAACAGAGTTCTTGGCATAGATGCGTCTACAAATTCAGTAGCATTTTGTTTGATGGAAGGTGACAAGCCTTTAAAGTGGGGTAAGATAGAATTTACTGGATCAGACATTTACGAAAAGATATACGATGCCAAAAAGAAAATGGCTGTTATGCTGGATGAACTAAAGTCTGATTACATTGTAGTAGAGGGAGCCATCCTTGTCAGATCCCCAGATGCTGTGATAAAATTATCATATGTATATGGCGTTGTTATTGCTGAGCTTATGTCTACTGGAGCTAAGGTTATCACTATTTCTCCTACCGCTTGGCAAGCTCATATTGGAAACAAAAATCCAACAAAGGCGGAAAAAGAAGCCATAAGACTAAAGAGCCCAGGATACGCAGACTCTTGGTATAAGAATCAGATACGCAATATGCGTAAGCAAAGAACTGTAGATTATTTTAACGAAAGATATGGACTTAAAATTGATGACTTCGATGTTGCTGATAGCTTCGGTATTGCACATTATGCTAACGGGGTTTTAACAGAGCGATGAAACTATATCAAAGTAAAGAGTGGCTGTTTCGCAGGTATGCTGTTCAAAAGAAAAGTATTCCAGAGATAGCAAAAGAATGTAATGTATCTGCTATGACCATACAAAGATACCTAGAGCAGTTTGGCTTAATTAAACGTAGATGAAGTTTACACATAAAGTATTCCATATAGAAGGCAATGATATTAGATCAAAGCTAGTTAAATCAATTAATGATTATCTATATTCTTATTCAAAGCTTTTAATTACACCTACAATTAAAATATCCTGTCAGGAAGACTACGATGCATTCTTAAAAGATAATCCAGAATTTGTGCCAGATCCAAATGGTTATAACATTGATGGCGAACAAGGTTGGAGGTTTGGAGAAATTGGTATATGGGCAAGTAACTGGACGGCATGGCATAATTTTTTAAATTCTGATGCTGATTATCTTATTTTAATGGAAGATGACATTACTTATTCAGATGGAATGATGGACATGATAATTAACTATATGTCACAGCTTCCAGATGGATGGGAGATATTTCATGCATTCTCACCAGCAGATCAGTTTGGAAAATATAATCAAGCACATAATATAGGTGCCGAAGATATATGCAAATCGTATCAGGACTGGTCTTGTTTATGTTACATCATCACAAAAGACGCTGCTCAAAAAATGATTAATTATTCTTATAATTTTAGATTGCCACTAGATTGGTATATGTTTAGACAAACAGACTTATTTAGAGTTTATACTATAAAGCCATCATCTGAATTCCCCTGCACATTATTGCAAACGGAATCAACATTTCAAACTACACAGAAAAGAGAAGTAATAAATGGGATACTCTAATCCAGAAAATAAGCCATGGGCCCAGCAAAAAATAATTGAGTTACACCCAACAACTGTATTAGATGTGGGAGCTGGCCAAGGAACCTATCTAAATTTAATTAGAGACGGGTTAGGGCCTGAAGTAGTAGTAAACGCCGTAGAAGTATGGCAACCATACATAGACCAGTTTGATCTATTAAATAGATACGATAAGTTGTTTGCAATGGATGTCAGAGACATGGTAGATTTCAAATATGATCTTGTAATCCTTGGAGATATCCTTGAGCATATGTCAGAATCAGATGCTGTGGCTTTATGGGAAAGAATTTCTAAGCAAGCCAAATACGCAATGATATCAATACCAATCATTCATTATCATCAGGATGCTATTAATGGCAATCCGTATGAAATCCATGTAGAAGAAGACTGGACTATTGAAAGAGTCCTAGAAAAGTTTAAAGGTATTACAGAGCACAAGGAGTTTGAGGTGACTGGAACATTTATTGCGGAGTTTAATAATGACAATTCCTAAAATAATTTGGCAGACATATAAAGAACCATACGACTCTCTGGCACCATATATGAAGGATGCAGTTCAAACCTGGAAGGATTTTAATCCAGAGTATGAATTAAAGTATATGGATGATACGCAAGCTGCGGAGTTTATTAAAGCAGAGTATGGTCAAGAATGGTATGACATATTTGTGAATCTACCAGTTGGTGTTATGCGTGGAGACCTATGGAGATACATGATTGTTTATAAGTATGGTGGAGTATATGCAGATTTAGACACAGAATGCCTCATTCCCATATCTACTTGGATGCTAGAAGATAAAGAATTTATTGTATGTCCAGAAACTAGCCATCATTTTTGCCAGTGGACTTTTGCTGCAACTGCTGGGCACCCAATATTAAAATCAGTTTTAGATTTAATTAAACAAAGACTATTGAATCCAGAATATGGATCACCACATTTTGTTCATACTCATACTGGCCCTGCAATATGGACAGAAGGAATCAATAAAGCTTTAGAAGTTACAGTAAAAAATTTAGTAGAAGACTCAGACTTGTTAAACTCGTCTGATAATGCTAGACTATATAAGTTCCACTGTTACGGCAAAGAGCAGTGGAGAATCTTCCATTTTGAATCTGTAAAGCATATTTACGGAAGCCAAAAATGGGATGACGGTAATTATGTGCAATGGATTGAAGATCCAATGGTGAAAGGAACTAGATAATGGCGGGGTATCCAGAAAAAGACAAAGGTTATCAGCAATGGATAACAGATCTACAACTAATAGCAACAGATGCACCTTCAGGCTCTAGGATAATTAGAGAGTGTCTTGAAATTGCAGAGATGCTTATTAATAAAAATATTTCATATGGAGACTCAGCATTAAGTCCTATCCGTATATTCTCTCAAGCGGACAATCAAGAGCAAATTAAAATTCGTATTGATGATAAGATAAATCGTATTAAGAATGGCTCAGGCTTTGCAGGAGACAATGATATTGACGATATGATTGGTTATTTAATCTTACTTAAAATCGCTAAGAAACTTGCTATTTCAGTCGACTAGAAGTATAATGTAATTATATGGAAATCGAACTAGCAGATCATTATGATCGCATGAATAAGGTAGTTGAAGAACTCCTTAAGGGTAATAACCCCACACAAATCGCAACCCTGACTGGATTTAAAAGAGCAGAGGTTGTTGAGTTAATTGGCGAATGGAAGTCTGTAGTTCATAATGATACTGCTTCTAGAGAAAGAGCTAAAGAAGCCATCTCTGGAGCAGACCAACACTATGCAATGCTCATCAAAGAGGCCTGGAAGACTGTAGAAGATGCAGATCAATCTGGTCAACTTAATGTTAAGTCTAATGCTTTAAAACTTATAGCAGACATTGAGACTAAAAGAATCGGTATGCTACAGCAGGTAGGCCTACTTGATAATGCTGAGATAGCAACACAAATTGCAGAAACAGAACGTAAGCAGGAAGTCCTTGTTAAGATTCTTAAAGATGTAACTGCATCGTGTCCTAAATGTAAGTTGGAAGTTGCTAAGCGTCTGTCACAAATCACTGGGATTATTGAAGCAGTTGTGGTAGAGGAAGCAAGTGGAATTTAGTTTTAATGATATCATCGACATACTTGACGGAGAAGAATTTGAAGAGCGTCCAGTTGATCTTCGCACGTTTGTTACAAGCCAAGACTACCTAGGACTTCCACCCTTATCAGACTATCAATATACTTTAATTGAAAAGTCATCTCAAATTTATAAAGAATCAACACTCATCAAGCTATTTGGCGAAGATGAAGGCAAGCGTATGTTTAAGCAGACGTGTAATGAAATTATTGCTCAGTTGGGTAAAGGATCTGGTAAAGACTACACTGCTACAATTTCTGTGGCGTATCAAGTGTATTTGCTGCTATGCTTAAAGGATCCAGCAACATATTACGGTAAGCCTCCTGGAGACTCGATTGATATTCTAAATATTGCTATTAACGCACAGCAGGCAAACAACGTTTTCTTTAAAGGATTCAAAACAAGAATCGATAGGTCTCCATGGTTTTCTGGTAAGTATGAATCAAAGGCTTCCGAAATGAAGTTTGATAAAAATATTACTGTTCATTCAGGTCACTCTGAGCGTGAAGCATGGGAAGGTTATAACGTAATCACTGTTATCCTTGATGAAATCTCAGGCTTTGCTATTGAAAGCACATCTGGACATGATCAGGCTAAGACAGCTGATGCTATCTATGATATGTATCGTGGATCTGTTATATCTCGTTTCCCAGACTTCGGAAAGATCATTCTTCTTTCTTTTCCAAGATTTAAAAATGATCCAATTCAAAAGTTTTATGAGTCAGTTATTTCACAAAAAGAGGTTATCGTTAGAAGCGAAACTTTAAAAATGGACGAAGATCTTCCAGACGGAATAGAAGGAAATGAAGTCACAGTAGAGTGGGAAGAAGACCACATTATTTCATATGCAATTCCTAAGACATATGCTTTGAAGAGACCGTCATGGGAAGTAAACCCAACCAAAAAGATTGAAGATTACAAGGTAGAGTTTTATAAGAATATGCAAGATGCCCTTGGTCGTTTTGCCTGTATGCCACCAGAGATGATTGATGCGTTCTTTAAGTCTCGTGAAAAAGTTGAGAAGGCTTTTAATAATGCAGCTATGGCAGTAGATAAGTTTGGTAGACTTGAAGAATGGTTCCAGCCAGATCCAGAAAAAGAATATTTCCTGCACGTTGACTTAGCTCAAAAGCATGACCACTGTGCCGTTGCAATGGCACATGTTGATAGATGGGTTAACATAAGAGTTACAAATGAATATTCTCAACCAGCACCAATTGTAAGCGTTGATGCAGTAAGGTATTGGACTCCGACTCCAGATAAATCAGTTGACTTCACAGAGGTTAAGGATTACATATTGTCTTTAAAGACTCGTGGATTTAATATTAGAGTATGCACGTTTGACCGCTGGAACTCTCATGACATGATGCAACAGCTAAGATCGTATGGCATTAATACAGAAATTCTATCTGTTGCTAAGAAGCATTACGATGATATGGCTATGGTTGTAGCAGAAGAAAGATTGAATGGGCCACACATACCTTTATTGGTAGACGAATTGTTACAATTAAAAATTATGAGAGACAAGGTAGACCACCCAAGAAAGGGTTCAAAGGACCTTGCAGATGCTGTATGTGGATCTATATTTAATTCAATTAGTAGATCTAGAATAAAAGCAGATAACGAAATAAGAATTCACACATATGAATCAATGTCATTTGATAATGATTTTGGACATAACGCAGATGAATCGATTAATTTAATTAGAGCGCCAAAAATGCCAAACGATTTGGCTTCAGCAATAGAAGGAATGACGACGATATGAGCATATACCAAGAGCAAGCTAAAGAATGTAAGTGTTGTGGCAAGCATGTTCCGCTGCCAACAACTTTAAAAGAGTATAACGGATTAATGCTATGCCCTACCACTTTTGCAAATGTGGTTGAGTATAAAAGAATCTGGAAGACAATGGGAGTAAGACCATCTGGAAATATTAGAAAACATTTTTCTGATTACGTTCAGCAACTAGTCGAGACTACTATTGACAAAAATGAAGACGGAACGTTACAATAGATACTTGGCAACAGTAGCCAAGTTGGTTAAGGCCCCGAACTCATAATTCGGTTATTCGTAGGTTCAAGTCCTACCTGTTGCACGAGAAAAGGTATAATTATCTTATGAATGAAGACGATATGGATGCAGACATGAAGTTAGCACACTACCTAGAAATAGGAGCAATTGAGTTAGAGGGCATGGATGAAAACGGTGAAATGATTTTTTCTATAACAGAAAAAGCAATGGAAGTTGCTCCAGAGTTGTGGGAAGCACATATTGAACACATCGATGATTCTTTAATTACTTTATACGAGATGGATCTTATTGAAGTAGAGTATGACGATAATCTTGAAGCAATAATTAAAATAAAGCCAGAAGGTTATCAGATGGCAAAAGACATGGGACTAATAGAGCTAGACACCAACGATACTCCAAACAACTAAGCCTTCGTAGCTCAGAGGACAGAGCAGGACTCTTCTAAGGTCTTGGTCGCAGGTTCGACTCCTGCCGAAGGCGCAGGCGGAATAGTAAATAGACAACTAAAAAACAATTTGATATAATATATTTAGGTCGCCGTAAGGGGCCTATATTAACTTATTCGCTTGAAAGGGGAATAAAATGGTAACAACTTTCACTATGGATCTTTTTAGAGATCCTTTTTTTATTGGCTTTAATCGGGAATTAGAAAGAATGTCTAATGTGCACAGTGCAGCTACAAGACAGTCTTATCCACCATATGATGTATTAAAGCTAGACGAGGACACATTCCTTGTTTCACTTGCAGTTGCTGGATTTTCAAAAGATGATATTGAGATTTCTGTTGATGAAGGAACTCTTAAGATTACTGGAGAAATTGTAGAAGTAACTGATGCAGAAGTTCTTCATAAAGGAATTGCTGCTCGTAAATTCACACGATCATTTGCGTTGGGTGAATATATGGAGGTATCAAGCGCATCTCTAAAAGATGGAATGCTTAATATCAATGTAGTTCGCAATGTCCCAGAAGAAAAGAAACCAAAAACAATTAAAATCAAATAGGGTATAATAGTCTTGTCCGCTATTCGTGGACATTGGGCTAGTTACCCTTAGGATAGACCTGAGCAAGTCTGTAAACTGCTCTTTACTATTAGAAAGATTATAATATGCCAATATATGAATACAAATGTTCTCAAGACAGCACTCACAAAGTATTTGAAGTAGAGAGATCTATACTTGATCCAGAAAGCATGCAGTCATGTCCAGAGTGTAATTCTAATGCTGTAAGACATTTCACACCATTTGGCATACAGTTTAAAGGTAATGGTTTTTACAAGACAGATAATCCTAAATGATTTGTTTACTGTAAGTTCATTCTTAGTTAACCAATTATCATGTTATGTGAAATATTAAGTTGGGTATGATATACACATGAGACACAAACTTATCGTAATGGCAGTCGTTGCTGCTCTATCTATTTCTACACCCGCCTTTGCAGCAGAGAATATTGTTGGTAATGGTGCATCATTCCCAGCCAATCTGATTGATGAATGCAAGGCATCTTATGCCAAGTCAACAGGAAACCTAGTAACATATTCAGCCAATGGTTCTGGGGCTGGAAAAACATCCTCAGACAAGGGAATTGGTGATTTTTGGTTTTCCGATTCAGCACATACTGCATCAACCAAGAAGCCATCTATCATACACATACCAGTAGTGGCTGCACCTATTGCTGTGATGCACAACCTACCAGGTAGCAGACAGGTTTATCTATCATCTACTACCGTTGCTAAGATTTTTGCGGGAGAAATAACAATGTGGAATGATCCTGCCATTAAAGCTGATAATAATAGAAAAGTTAAAGAAATTATTTATAAGAAAGACAAGAATGGTAATCTAATTAAGGATAAGGATGGAAACCCAGTAGTCTTAAAAACAGTAAGTAAGAGCATTGTATACACACTTCCAAATCAAAAAATTAAAGTTGTATTTAGACTAGATAACTCTGGAACAACAAATAACTTTGTTAGATACATGAAAGCTTTCTCACCAAACACATGGACAAAGCCTGTTTCTGATTCATTTTCAACATCATTCCCAGGAAACATAAATGATCTTGGAAACATAGGAAGAGTAGTTGGAGCAAATCAGTCCCAAGGGGTGGCCACACTTGCTTCAAAGACTAAGTATTCTATTACGTATGCAGAAGTTTCTTTTGCTAAATTTTATGGATTAAAGGTAGCAAACATAGGAAACGCATCTGGTAACTTTGTTGAGCCTAATAGCGCAAATGTGTCCGCCTTCCTTGGAGAAGCTAAGATTGATTCAAACAATATACTTTCATACGATTATTCGACTAAAGAGCCTGGCGCATATCCACTAGGTATTGTTTCCTATCTTTTAGCTGACACTTCAGGTAAAAATAAAGAAGCAGTAAAACAATGGGCGAAATATCTAGTTAGCCCAGAATGTGTTAATGCTAAACCAGAACTTGGCTTTGCATTAATTACTGGTAAATTCTTAGAGTTTATTAACAAGCAAATAAGCCGTTTATAATTATATAGTGTTTGCATAGGAGTTATAGTTGAGTAGGAATAAATTATTTAGAATAACAGCAGCCACTATGCTTGCATTTGGCTGGCTTTTTATGACTCCTGCAAATGGCGATGACCCGCTAACATTGGCGGCAAAACAAATTGAAAATTTAAATTCAGCAGTAGATAAACTGGACTACAAAGATGATCTAGTAAGCCTAATTGATATAGCAGAAAATAAGTTTATGTATGCTAAAAATCTTAGGGATGAAAGAAATGCTGCTATAAATTCTTATGACGATGCAGTAGATGCAGAGGCTCTAGCGCTTTCTGAAAAAAACTCAGCACAGGATGCAGTAGATTCACAAGAAATAATTGTTGAGCAGGCATTAGAAAATAAAAATGATGCCTATGATGCTCTTGAAGTAGCCAATATTAATCTACAAACAGCCCAACAAGCATTAAATAGTGCTGGGGGAACTGGGCTTTCCTACACGGTTTATAACCTATTAAGAAGTGGAAACTCAGCAGTCCCTGGATCTGTAATATGCTCAGGCACATGGAACTCAAACTATATGCAACTTCCAGTGTGTGGAAATATATATGAGGATTTAGTTGTTAAATTTACTGGACAGATAACAGTTCCTTCATGGTTCACAACAGTAGCATTTGCAGGATATACAGATGATGGATTTAGAATGTATGTTGATGGACAGCCTGCTGTTAACAACTGGGTAGAGCAAGGTGTGAGGTGGAGTGCATGGTCTCCA